CACGTTCAGGCCCCAACTGGCGGCTGCCCCGTCCTGCAAATTGCTCACCGCCGTGCTGGTGGTCTGCACCGCCGCCTGTACGTTGTTGACCTGTGCGCCCAGCGTGGAGATCTGGGACGCATTGGCGCTGGCCTGACTGCTGGCCGCATTGGCGGTGCTCTGCACGGCTGCAATATTGCCCTGCAACTGTGACTGCACCGTGCTGATTTGACTGGCATTGGCCGCGTCGCCGGAAACACGGGCCGATTGTTCGGCGGTCACACTGGCCTCGGTTGCCAGCTTGCCGGTGCCAGCGGGCAGCCGCGCCACCACGGTTGACAGTTGTGCGGCATTGGCCGCGTCCCCGGCCACCCGCGCGTTCTGCTCGGTGACGATGGCAGCGCTATTGCCTTGCGCCTGCGCGGCAACCGTACCCAATTGCGCCGCATTGGCGCTGGCTTGATTGACCGCCGTCGTGGCTTTCTGATCCACTGCGGCAATATCGCTGCCAAGCTGCGCCGCCACTGTACTGATTTGATTGGCGTTGGCGCTGCTCTGGTTGACGGCGGTTGTGGCCTTGGCATCCACCAGCGCAATATCGCCCTGCAATTCGGTTTGCAGCGCGGCAATCTGGCCGATGGCGGTATTGGCGGATGCCTGTGCGCTGCTGGCGGGTCGGACAAGTCTTCAATCAGCGGGTGGGTGCTGAACAACTCGGCAAGTGTGGCATCCGAAATGCCCTCAATCACCCCTTGCGCAAACTGGCCGGTGGTGATTTTCCCGTTCAGAATGTCCAGCAGGTATTGGGGGTCGGCGCTCACGCTGCCCTGCACGCCGTCCAATCCGTGCCAAGGGCCGGTTTTGCCGCCGCGCGAGACAAAACGTATCCAGTACCACCAACTCGCACCGGCTGCTTCGTTGATGTGGTCGGTGTAGCCCCAACCATTACTCTGGCCGATTTTTTCGGCCAGGTCACGCACGTTGCTGTCCGCCCGCCAGACCTCGGCGTGACCGTAGTATTCAAACGCGGGGTCGTCCCATTGCAGCAGGATGGCCGCCAGCGCGTCAGTCGTGGCAAGCCCCGTGGGCGCGGGCGGCACGGCGTCGGGCGGCTCCCACGCGCCGCTGGTGCCAGAGACCGCGTTGAACGGCCCCTGTTTGCCCCCGGCGGAAATGAACCGTATCCAGTACCAGTACGTCACCTCATCGCCGCTTTGCAGCGGGTCGGCATACACCCATGCCGTGGTCTGTCCCACCATGACGGCCTGCGCAAGGTTGTTGGTGCTGGCCCGCCAGAGCTCAGCGTAACCGTAGTGGGCGAACGCTGGCTTGTCCCACTCAAGCATGACGGTTGCCAGCGCAGGCGTGACCACAAGCCCTGTCGGGGCGGGCGGGATGCCGTCCGGCGGGGCGCTGTCGATAGCGGCCATGGCGGCGGGCACAAACTCGCCGCCAACCTTGCCCCGGATAAGCCTGCCATCGGGCAGGCGCATGTTGGCAAGACCGGCCTGCACCAGATCATGCCAGGTCACGGCCTTGTCCAGCTTGCGCCCGCCCGCGCCAAAACGGGTCTCGATCACGCTACGCAACTGCTCCCACGCGCGGGCGGCGGTGGGGTCGGTGAAATGTACCCGTTCGATGGCGGGCAAAACGGCAGGGCGCAGGCCGGTGGTGTTGGAGGAGGTCATGGCAGGTTTTCCAGACAATAAAAAACCCCGCTGGTTTGCAGGCCAGCGGGGCGGGTGGGGCAGTAGTGAACTCAGAACGTCATGGTGCTTGCTGATCAAGTTTGTCCGTCATCGAACGGAGCATCGCCTGCCGTAAGACGGCATTGATTTGTGTCTGATAGCCCTTGCCCTTGCGCATGAACCATGCCAGCACATCGGAATCAATACGCAGGGTTTTGGCGGTTTTGGTCGGTTTGTAGAACGGATTGCGCACGGCATTTTGCCAAAATGCCTCATCCAGCGGCGGGATGTCGCTGTAGTCAATCTCGCTGTCCGGCCGTTCTGACAACGCCTTGAGTTCAGCCCGTTGCGCGTTGGTCAAGGGCGGGGGATTATTCAAATCCATTTCGTAGCGCACAATTTTGCTCATAGCGTTTTCTTTCCTTTGGCTCGGCGCGTCGCGCCGAAATGAGGCGGATAACTTCAGCGCCATCTTGCGCGTCGCGGACGGTGTGGGCAACCAACAACAGCAGGCAGCCATCCACCAGCCCCAAGGTTTGCCAACGGTATTCGCCGTTCTCATAACGGTCTTGTTCCACAACGGCAAACGGGTCAAGAAAGACGCGGCTGGCCGTCTCGAAGCGTACGCCGTGTTTTCTGACGTTGCTTTGGGCCTTGGCAGCATCCCATTCAAACCTTGTTTTCATTCGGTAATGATACTCCGTTTTTGTAGTACAAAACAGGCGACTGTTCAGCTACTGCGCCGTCACGTTCCCCAGCGTCGAAGCCAGCGTGATTTCGCGCACCGTGTGGGTACTGGTCACGGTCAGCCAGTATTCACGGGCGCGGTAGTGGGCGGGCAGGCGTTGCGGGCGGGCGCTGGTCACGCTGCGGGTGGTGGTCACGGTGCGCTGTCCGGTGTCGGTTTCGATGAGCGCGTGCAGGGTGACGCTCACAGGCCAGCCCTCTGCCACCACCTGCACCGCGCCCAGATTCTGCGGGCGGTCGAAGATGAACCGCTTGCTTGTCCACGTGAACGGCAGGGCGTGCCCGGCATCCCACTTGTACAGCTTGCCATCGGGCAGCGCCACAAACAGCGCATCGCGCAGCGGATCGGCAAACGCCGCCGTGGCGTACTGGCTGCTGTGCGTGAGCGTAACGCCCGTGGCCGATACGTCCAGTATCAGGCAGCCTTTGTCCGTCCCGTTGTCGTACCAGCAGTAATAGCGGTTGTCGTGAACGGCGGCGTGCATGCTGGCCGGATGGTAGTGCTGCCACTGACGGGGGGTGATGAGCGCTTCGGTGATGACCGACAGATTGCTGGCCGCATCCACCATCACCAGCCCATCGTCGCCCGCGTAGACCACCCCGCCCTTGAACGCGCGGATGGAACGCTTGGCCGCGCAGGGATGATCGCCGTCCAATCGCGCAGGCCGAAAATCCAGCGGATCGGCGGTGGTCGCCAGCCAGGTGCCGCTGCGCGTGCAGACAATCAGGCGCTGGCCGCTGATGGCCCCGCCCACGATGGCCTCGGGCAAGGGCGAATGATGCGGCCAGGCATAGGGCAGGAACGGCTCGCTGCGATAGACCCGCTGGCCGGAAAACCCCACCATGAAGCCGCCAGGGTGCGCCATGATGCCGAACAGATCGTCGGGCGGCGGCACATGCGAATATTCGGGCAGGGTTTCGCCAAGCGTGGTGATGTCCAGTTCGGCGGAAAACGTGTCGGTGCCAACGGGAATTTCTTTCCAGAAGCGCAATATCGCTACCCCGTTGGCATCGGTCACCGAAACGTACAGGCGCTTGTGCTGCATCTGGTACGCGCCTGCGGGGATGCCTTCAAGGGCAGAGACCACCAGCGTATCGCCGGTCGCGGCGTTAAAAGGGGCGGACACCTCATTGGGCGCACCTTCCTCGCCCCATGCGGACACGAACGTGAAAGCCAGATAACATTGCTGGCGTTCGTCATCCTGTGCCGTGCCTGGTGTCACAAGCACCGCAGCAGGCGTGGTGGCTGCCGGAACGCCCAGCCGCCAGGCGTTGCTGGGCATGAGCGCATCGGTCGTGGCGATACTGGCGTCCGTAACCATCGGTGGCTGACCGGATTGCGTAAAGTACGTGCGCTCGCTGGTGTCGTCGGCAACCGGACCGCACACAATATCGGCATCCGCCGGAAAGTGAAACCAGTGGGCTGCGTCGCTGTCAATGTCTTTGCCGAATCGGTATATCGTTTGCTTGATGCCGGGTTTGGCAAGGTCGGCCACAAAGGCAGGCGCACGCAAGGGGGCCAGCGTGCCGCGTTCCAGCACCACGTCTGAGGCGTGCTGCGCGGCATGCTCGGCCAGCAGGTGGGGTTCCAGCCGCGGGGCCATGCCGGTAAAGGATTTGAGCGGGATTCTCATGGGCAACACTTGTCGGTTAAACTTTTTTCATCCAAAAAGGACAGTGAACATGAAAAAATCAATCAAGCCGTTGTTGGCACCACTGGGAAGTCTGGGAGCCGGAGCCAGCAGGCAGACAGTCATCAAGAGGCCATAATGGCAATTTTTGTCGTCATTCCAACTGCCACCAACACGGCGTTGGCTTCTGTATTGAGCAGCCCTGAATGGGCGGACAAGACGTATCCCCTGCCTCATGGGGAATGGCTGGTTGCCTTTGAAGGCACCAGCACTGAACTTTCTGAAGCATTGAACATTCTGGACAAAGAGGGGACAGGACCTGCAATTGTGTTTGCGGTCAATGGCTACTACGGACGCGCATCGGTCAACATCTGGGAATGGATCAAGTCGCGTTGGGGATGATATGGCTGCCAAATCTCGGACATCCGCACAACAACACACGGTACCTGACGATGTGCCCGCGTCGGTCATCATTTGTTGGCACGCCAGACCACAGTTTCACCTTGCAAGCTGTGATGGAATTACAGCGCAGTGTTGGTGCGTTGACGTCATCGGTGAACGCGCTGATAGAGCACCAAAAAGAATCAACGAAAAAAATTGACCGCATGGAAGACAAACTGTCCGGTGTCACGCACAAGATGTATGCTGCCGGTGTCGTGTTGGTGCTTGTGCTCAGCGCCGCAGGCTGGTTGCTCAATGCCAGTTGGGGATTGCTCAAGGATGTTGCAACACCGGCAATCAAGGCTGCCATTGAGCAGCCATCAGTCCGAAACAAGCCCTGACGGGCGCTCGCCAATCTGGCGCACCCCCTCATAGCTGGCCTCGCAGGCCAGCCCCGCTATTCGGAGCTGGTCAGCGTAGCCAGCCATTGATTGAGCATCCCGCTCCATCCGTTCAAGCAGCCCTGTGAGCATATCGACGGTGGCGCTATCCGGCTGGCGCGGGCCTCGGTCGGCAGCGGCGGCACAGACGGGGGTGCCACGGGCGCGGGCGGCGGCAAGCTCGCGGCGCAACCGCTCAGCAGCAGCGCCAGCGCGGTCAGCATCGCCGCGCAGCGTATCGATTCGGGTTTGGGCCTGGTTGCGGACATGTTCGATTTCCTCCATGCGGCGTTGTTCGACTTTGCGGGCAGCGGCCTGTGCATCGGCCAGCGCAGCAGCGTGTTGCGTGTGCAGGGCGGCAATGCGGGCATCCATGCGCCAGCCCTGTACCAGCCCTGTACCAGCCCTGTACCAGCCAGCCCGCGCCAAACAGGCTGACGGCAAGCAACAGGGCGGCAAGGGCGGTATGGGTGCGGGCCATGCTTACCACCAGCGGATGGCACCAATGCCTTGCAATACTGCCGCAACACCAAACATGGCGGCTACACCAATGCAGGCCCAAAACAGTCTGCGCAGGGGTGATGAATCATTAAGCAATTCCATGACTTTTCCTATGGCGCTATAATCGGGTTGCTGCATTTTTCTTTCCTTGTGGGTCAAGGGATGAATACAAAAAAGCCCCGCACTGCTTCCAACAGTCGGGGCTTTGCTTTTTGGGGAAACGGGTTTCAGGGTTCGGGCGCGGGCAGCCTGCCCTCGCACAGCGCCCGCTCATCGGCGCGGCGCAGCACCAGCCCGCGCAACTCGCGGCCACGGGCATATTTCCAGCGGTCAAGCTCGGCGCAGGCGGCGGGCCAGTCGTTGGCAAGCGCCTTCTTTTGCAGGGTAGAGCCGCACACCACGCGCGGGCCGATGTTGAAGGCCGCACTGGTCAAGGCCGCCTCGACGTGCGCCAGTTTGGGCATGGGCAGGCAGCGGTTCACCTCAGCGCTGGCCAGCGCCATGTCGGCAGCCAGCAGCGCCTGGCATTCGGCGTGGGTATACCGTTTGCCCCCGATGATGTCGGGGCCGGTATGCCCGTAGCACACCGTCAGCACGCCCACGGCATCCAGATAGGGTTCGTATCGTTCGCCTTCCCATCGCATGATCAGGGCAGCGGCCAGACCGGCCACGCCTGCACCGCCGATTTTGGCGGCGGTTTTGATGGCCGCATTCATGAACGCTTGTCCCTGCGCCACTTGGCGATGAGATAGGCGATTTGCAGGCCCAGATAGACCACGGTCAGGCTGCCGATGAGGGTGTCCATATCCCATCCGTTCAAAAAAGCAATGGTCGAAACCGTCACGGGCGGGGTGGATTTGACCGCCTCAACGATAATGTCTGTGTTCATGAAATTCTTTTGCGGCATGATGGCCTCCGGTTTGTAAGGGGCTACCACCAGCGGATGGCTGACATCAGTGCGGCCAGCCCAAACAGCGCCAACCAGATAAACACGCCTGCGGCAACAGCACGCAAGAAAAAAGCCAGCGCATGGCTGGCTTCCTCGCTTGCAGGGGCTTCTATGGTTAATCCATCTTTCATGGACAGCCTCACTCGGAAAGTTATGTGGTAGGATTTCATTGCTTCTTCGCTTTCCTTGCCTCTCAAGGGTGAAACAAAAAAGCCCCGCCAGCTACCAACTGATGGGGCTTTTGCTTTTGAGGGGTGGCGTTCAGATGTCCGGCAGCACCGGCCAATCGATGTCTACCGCAAACCCCGCCTGCTGCGGCACGTCCAGCAGCGCCTGGCGATACGCGGCCAGCGCCGCTTTCTGTCCATCATCAAACTCTGCCCAGCGCAGCGGGTTGCCAGTAAACACGTCCAGTTGCGCCAGTTGCTGATTGCGCTGGCCGCGCATCCGGTCTGCCAAAACGTCTTGCGGGCTGGGGCCGTCGTAGGGCGCGATGGGGCCGAAGTCACCCTTCACCGCACGGTCATACAGCGCGTTTGCCAGCGGGTCTTCTGCGGCGCGGCTGGCCGTAAACGGTATCGGGCCGTGGTCGGGGTGTTCCAGCACAAGGTCTATGGCCGTCCCGTCAAACGTGGCGTATTGGGGGGTGTGTGCGTTCATGAATGCATCCATCAAAACGGTTGGTGAAGTGTGCAAAGCAACACGCGGCTGAAAATGCCGTATTGCGTTATTACCTGTTTTGGTATAAAACGGCAGCATGAACGCTACCGAAAAACCTTTGCACTGGGTGGGCAGCAGCTACAAAGACTTGATGGCACTGCCACCAGCGGTACGGCGAAATGTGGGTTACGCGCTGTCTTTGGCGCAGGCAGGTGACCGGAACGACAACGTAAAAGCGCTCAAGGGTTTTGGCGGTGCAGGGGTGCTGGAAGTGGTGGAAAACGATGAAGGTGGCACGTACCGCGCCGTCTACACCGTTCGCTTCGCGCAGGCGGTGTTTGTGCTGCACTGCTTCCAGAAAAAGTCGAAACAGGGTATTGCTACGCCCAAGGCCGATATGGAACTTGTCCACCAACGGCTGAAGATAGCTGCGGCGATGGCTGAACAACTGCGCAATCAGGAGAACAAGCATGCAAACACACATCATTGATGACGTTGAAATTCATACCGGATCAGGCAACATCTTTGCAGACTTGGGATTGCCCGATGCCGAAACGCTCAAAATAAAAACCGGTCTGGTCGTAGAGATTCGACGTATCATGCAGCGTCTGGGCCTGAACCAAAAAGAAGCCGCGCGGCGCTGCGGCCTGACACAGCCCAAACTGTCAAATCTGCTGCGCGGCAATTTTGACAACGTATCCGAGCGCAAGTTGATGGATTGTCTGACGCGCTTGGGCTACGACATTGAAATCCGCCTCAAACCGGCCCGCCAGCCGGTCGGCCATCTGATGCTGTCAACGGCTTGATTGCCGCCTTACGCCACCCTCATCAACAGACAATAGTACGTGAAGGTGTCGGTGCGTCGAAGCCTGTTCGGCCCCATGTTGCGCCAGGTGCCCAGGATAGGCGATTCCGTGATGCTCCTGACGACATTGGGCCAGTTGGAGGAAAGCGATAGCAGGAACACGGGCTGGATTTCGGATGCTGATACATGCTGACCGACGTCATAGTTGCCCAGATTTTTCAAGGCACCCAGTAAGTAGCTGCCCACCCCCAGCGCCTGCGGCAGGGCCAGGCTTTCAAGACGGGCAAAGTTGTCGTCCATTTCGTCATGGGTCAGCATCGCGCCCTTGTCGCGGCGCAGGGTAATCGTTCGTGTCGTCAAAATACGCTCCTAAACACTGAAAATTTGACCGGCGTACCCACTGGCGACGTACCCGTCAGTGAGGTGCGTGTCCGGCACGGTGATGACGCCGCCCGATGCCGCAACGGCGGCCACGCTCAGGGTCGGGGCGCTGGCCTGCACGCGCACGGTCTGTACGCTGGCGGCCACATGCAACACCTGTACGGTGGCTTCAATGCGCACGCTCATGCGAAACGCTCCCGCACGCTGACGCGCAGCAGGTTGTACGCGGTTTGCGTGCCGTCGGGAAAGTACACCGTAACCTCGGCCTCATATTCCCCGGTATTGAGCATCCCCATCATGCCCCACTTCATGACGCAGCGCCCACCCCTGCCTGCCGTATCCCAGGGCGGCTGGGTATCGATATCGCCCGTGTCGGGATTGACCCGCCCTGCAATGGGATGGGCAAGCTCGTACAGATTCACGTGCTCTGCGCCAACTTCCCGAAACCTCACCAATATCTGGGTATTGGGTACAGAAATATCCAGCGGCTGACCGGTGCGTTCATCGGTCAGCGACAGCAGCAAATCGGGCAGGGTATCGTACTGCACCATCAGGATTTTTTGCGTTGCCATGATCACCACCAGCGGGCAATGATGTACAGCGCGGGGGTGAGCGCCAGAATCAATATCGCCGCACCGACACACGCAGCAATCCGTTTGGCCGCTATGCCAGCGTCCCTATCGCTCATCTTTCCGGTGATGTCCATGCTGAATCTCGTATGTAATAGGGTTTTCAGGTTAAAATTCATGGGCATTCAATTCCTTCCATTGGCCTTGGCTGGAAACAAAAAAGCCCCGCCGGTTCGTACCCGACGGGGCTTTTGCTTGTGTGGCAGGCAGAACTACGGTGCGCCCAGCGCAATACCGCCCACCACCGCGCACAGCGTGCCTTGTGCCAGATTCGCACCCTTGACGGCCAGCACCAGCTTGACGGGGCGGTTGAAAGTGACGGGCAGCAGCGACGCCTCTTGCACGCCCGCTGCCGCCAGATTGGCGTTTGCCAGAAAGGCGGTGGCGCTGGCCGGGGGCAGGGCGTCCTCCACCGGCTCAAAGCCCAGGTCTGCGGCAACGCCCGCGCCTGCGGCGTGATGGATGAGGCGCACAGAGGTCACGCGCACGCCTGCCGGGATGATGCCCAGGCACAGCCTGTCATCCTTGCTGGCCGTGCCGGTGTATTGATAATCATCCGTCCAGGCATTGCCGTAGGCGGACATGTGGGTATTTTTCTGGCCGTAGTCGGCGGCATACAAATCGGTCATGATGGTTCTCCAAAAAAAGAAAAAGGGCGCAAAAGCACGCTGCCTTTGCGCCCGGTGCAGGATTGAAAAAACGCTTCAGTTCAGATTGACCACGGTATCAAGCGCAATCACGCCGTGATCGGTGGAGATGCGGTTGCCATGCACATCGGGGATGTCAAAGCGCAGCTTGGCCTTGCCGCACATCACGTCCCCTGCCACCTCGGTATTGCGCTCGAAGTTGTAGCGGTTTTCATGCCAGGCGGCGTAGCCGTCGGTCTTGCCGTGCCGCCCGTAGACGTGCGCCAGCGCCTGCGCACCCAGCAGCAGCGCCCGGTCAACGTGAAAGCCCGGGGGCAGGCTGTTGACCGTAACCGCCGTTTGCGTGGCGTTGGCTTGCCCCGCCTGGGTGCAGACCTGCACCGCATCGCCGGGGTTGAAGCGGATGGCGCGGTCGGTGCGGCGCACAAGGATGTTGTGCCAGACCCCGGCCTCGCCGGTAAAGAGCGGATGTTTGCCGTTGGTAAAGGACGTGGCGCGGTTCCAGGCGTTTTGCAGGAAGTTGCGCCAGTTCTGCGTTCCCGGCCCGCCCGCATGGGTCAGGATGGCCTGCCACTGGCGGTTGGAGACCAGCAGCAGGTACAGCGGCGCATCATCGGCGGCAGCATCCCCGGGCAGTTTGATGGGCTGCAGCTTGAACTGCATGTCATCGATGCTGGCCCCCAGCGCGTCGATATGGTCCAGCGAGAAGTCATCGGTCGAGTTGATGGATGCCAGTTGTACCCCGCCCTGCTTGATGCTGCTGCCGTCGGCGACAAAGTGGCGGCTGAAGGTGGGCGCTTTGACCTCGTTGACCATGATTTCGGGAAAATCAGGGTCTGATTCCAGCGGCACCACCCAATCGGGGCCAATCTGGCTGCCGCGTGCGCCTGCCAGATGCACGATGGTGCTCTGGTCATGGTAGCGCTTGAACCAGCCTTGCAGGTTGGCCATTGCGATGCTGCGCAGGCTGTGGGTGGTGCGCTGCTGGCTCATCTTGCCGCCCGCGTCAACGACTTTGGTCGCCAGATCAATGCGGATGTCTTGCGATGAAAAGGTCAAGCGCTCGCCCTTGCCCTCGGCCATGCGGTCGCCCATGATGGGCTTGCCGCCCACGGTGTTGATCATGTCCACGCTGACTTTATCGCCTTGCGTCTTGGACAGGTCGGTGACGCGCACCAGCGGCATGTCAGGGGAAGTCTGACCCTTGAGCTTGGATTCAGCGCCGGACTGCTGCGGCGCGTCGCCCGTCATGTTCGAGAGCAGCGACGGCTGGCGCTGGGTAGCGGCAAAGAGGGCCGCGCCGTAGACCTTGCTTGCCAGCGGGCTGCCGGCGGGGATGTGGGTAGTAGCCATGATGGCCTCCTTGAAGTTGAAAAACGTGAAAAAGGAAAGGGGAAAAAGGAAAGGAAAAAACTGTCAGCGCCACATCGGCCCGACCATCAGGCCAGCCGCGCCAGGGTCTGATTGATCTGTGCCAGTGGCAGGTTCATCAGGCGCTCGGTCAGTGCCACGCCGGACATGTCCAGCAGGGCATCGCGGTTGTCCTCGGGCTGCGCAGTGCCGCCGTGGATGTCCGAGAGCGTTTGCACCGGGGCAATGCTGCCCTGCGCACGGGCGATGGCGGCGGCCACCAGCTTGTCAACGTCGGCGGCGGTCAGGGGCGCGGCCTGTTCCGGCGGGGCGCTTGCCGGTTGCGTTGCCGGTGCAGCAGGCGCTGGGGCCGGTTGTGTAGCCGGTTGTGTGGGCTGCGGCTGTGCGGCCTGTGCGACAGACAACGGCCCGTGTGCGGCCTCATACGCCCGCAGCGCGGCAGAAAAACGTTCATTCAGGGGTCGATCCTGCCAGGCGGACTGGGCCATCAGGGCGGTATCAATCTGCGCAATGGCCGCAAACGTGGCAGGGTCAGTGTTTCTCACATGGGCCAGCTTCGGGATGCTGGCAATGGCTTCTTCGGTTGCCACCTGCGCCTCGATACGCGCCTGCACGTACGCCTGCTGCTCGGTTTGACGGGCGGCGGCCTCGCGGCTGTGTACCTGCTCGGCCAGCTCGCGGTTTTGCGCCAGCAGTTTTTCCACCGCCTCGGCCACCTCCGGCGCATCCTCGCGCAAGCCAGCCAGCGTCTGCTCATCCACCGGCGCAGGCGGGGCAGGCGTTGTGTGTGGCTGCGCCTTGAGCGCGGTATTCTCGCGGGCCAGCTCCGAAGCCAGCGCCTCGGCCTGCGCCACCCGCTGGCGCAAGGTTGCCAAATCGGCGGCAGGGTCGGCGGGCGCGTGCGTGCCGGTCTGTGCGGTGGCGGTATCGGTTGCCTCATTTACGTCGTTCTTCGCGTCGTTCTTTGCATCCTGTGCCGATGCAGGCGGCGCTTCGTTGGCAGCATTGCCGGTATTGCCGTTGGCATTGTCTGCGGACGTGTCCGCGTTCACCCCGGCTGCTGCCTGCCCTGCATCCAGCAATTGCCCTGCCACTTCCTGCGTGGCATCAATCTGTGCCTCTTGCGCGGCATCCTGCGCATGCAGCGCAAAGCGGCCCTGTTCCAGCGCGTCCAGATCGACGGCCTCGTTTGTTGCCAGCGGATCGTCCAGCCAGCGTTGCAAATCGGCAGACACGGTATCGGGTTGCGTATCAGTGTTCATGAGAGGGGTTCCTCGCGTTGTGGGTTGGGTGAAGACAATAAAAAAACCCCGCGCTTGCGAAGAAGGCGGGGCGGGGGCCTCAGATGCTGCGCAGCAGATGCGGCGCAGCAGATGCGGTGCTCAATGCATGGCTTGCCACGGATTGATGAGGGCAACACCAGTGGGATGGAAATCCTCAACGTTGCGGGTGACAACCGTCATGCCATGTACAAGGGCGGTGGCGGCAATCAGGGCATCACGCTCGCCGCGCCTGTCAGGCACGTGCAGTTGGGCGCAACGTCGCGCCACAGCGGTATCCACAGACAAGGTGCGGGCCGAAAATTCGGGCAGGACGTGTTTTTCCAGCCAGATGCGGAACAACGCCCCTTGTTTGGCATCTTTGCGTTCAATTGAAAGAACGCCAATTTCGATTTCCATGAGGGTGATGGCCGATACGAACAAATCGGCGGCATCAACGGTCTGCGTCCATGCGGCTACGTTTTCGTGCGCCGTGCCGAATCGAACTTTTCGAAGTTCTGAAACCACATTGGTATCAAGCAAGAGCATCATGACAGATCGGCCGGCTTGATGTCGATGCTCACGCGCGGCGGCTCAAAATCGATGTCGGCAATTTCCGCCATTGCCAGCGCATCGGCAATGTTGCGGCGTTGTTTCGTGAGCTGCCTGTACGCATCAAAGCTCAGCAGCACATGGGCGGGTCGTCCCCTGTCTGTGATGAATACCGGTCCACTGTTGGCCGCCCGTTTCGCTTCGCTGGCCCAGCGGTTGAACTCGGTGCTTGACAGTGAGGTAATGTGCATGGGGCGTACCTTTACTGAACATCGATTAAGTAGCAAGATTACTAATGCTATCGCATTGGGGCAAAAATTACCACCAGCGGATGGCTGTAATAATTTCCGGCGTGCGCCAGCAAACAATCGCCAGTAGTACCGCAACGGTAAAACGCCAAAGTCCGTATCGATCAAGGCCGTCTTTCATAAAATCCACCAAAGGCTTAAAATCCATCTACGTTTTCCTTCTGCCGTTATCAGAGGGTAAATAAAAAGCCCCGCCGGTTCGTACCCGACGGGGCTTTGCTTTGTGGGGCTTTTGCTGGCTATCGGTCAGGCAGTGGTTGCGCCGTTTGTCCCGTCTGTGCCAGCACCTGTTCAGCCTCGGCCAGCAGCTTCTTGGCGCGGGCCTGGCGCTCCTGGATTTGCGACTGCGCCAATCCCATCTGTAGCCGGGTGGCCTGTTCCTGCATTTGTTGCTGCGCCTGCACCTGCTCCATTTGCGCCGCCTGCTCAGCCTGCGCCTGTTCATTGTCAGGGCCGGTCTGAATGCCCATCTGCTGGCGCAGGAATTCGGCAATCTCCTTGCGCCGCGAGAAGTCGGACATCTCCACCACGAACGGAATCATCAGCGCCTGGATGTTGGGCGGCATGGATTTGACGATTTCGGACAGTTGCGCAAATTGCTGGGCGCGGTACGTGGGTGTGGACGGCACATCCGAGAGCGCCACCTTCACCGGTGCCACCTGCACATCGTTTTCCCTGTATGGCTGGCCGGTAGCGGAGACCATCGGAATATTCACCGCCACCTTGCGTTTGTTCAAGCCGGTGTCCACCACGATGTCCATCGGGTCGGTCATGTCTTCTTTGACCAGCGCCAGCAGGTTTTCGCCGACAAGACGGCGGGCCAGCCGGTAGTTGTCGTTGATTTCGGCCAGCGTCGTGGTACCTTGCTCAACCAGGCTGTTGATGGCCGTGCCGGAGGACGCATTGCTGTTCTGCCCCAGCATGGCCGAATACACGCCAGCGGCTTCCTGCACGGCGGCTTTCCTTTCCTGCATGACCTGGAACTGCTGGGCGGACAGCTCCATGTTGTCGTCAATGCGCAGCCGGTTCAAGCCGCCGCTCTTGAGCACAATCATGGCGTCTGACCTGCCCAGTTCATAACTGGCCTGAGACAGGGTGTTGTACTGCTCGTCCAGCGCGTCCGCTTCGATGAAGGCGCGACGGCTTTTCATCAGCCACATCATGCGGGCCGCACGGGCGTTGACCTCATCCTGCGGGCTGAGCATGGTACGGATGAGACCGTAGGGTACGCCGGTCAGGTCTTCGCGGTAGCCAAAAAACGGAACATAGGGAAAGCGCCGCCGGTTGGTCGCAATGTCCAGCAGCCGCACCGGGCCGCAGAAAAAGGCGCAGCGCAGCTTGTCGAACACCGCCGCCTGCGGCTGCACGGCACCGGCAGCCACCACCGCGCGGTGCTGCGGGTTGTGCGGGTTGAACTCGATTACGCGCCCGCCGGGCAGGCGCAGAACAAGGCCGCGCATCCAGACGCGATACCAGACCTCAAAGCACGTCACCTGGCCGCGTTCGGTATCGCGCCAGTCCAGATCATCCCAGGTGGTGCGCTGGCCCTGATCAAAGGCGTGCAAGTGCTGCGCAGACAGGCGCGATTCAGACGAGAGCATTTCCTGCCAGTCGGGTTGTCTGGCAGCGGTTCGGATAAATTCCGCGTGTTCGGGAAAGAACGCGGCCAGATGGTCGGCGTCAAAGCGTTTCCTGCGCACCACGTAGCGGGCGTCTGACCAGTCAAGCTGGCGACTGCGCCAGTCCCAGAAAATCTCGCTGCGGTGGATGGGCAGCACGCGGTACGGATATTCAAAGGGGTTGCTGGCACGGGACACCTCCACCGCTGCAAAGCCGGTTTTAACCGAACCGGCATAGGCTTCCGATCACGCATGGTCAGCGCCGGTTTCGCGTTCGGCCTCATGAATTTTGCTTGAGAGCGCATCGGCTACATCCGTCCACGCATCGTCGTCGGCGTTGACCGTCCAGTCGGTGCGGGTCTTGGCCTCCATGCCCAGCACGGTATTGATGGTGGGGGCAATCAAATTGGTCACAAGCGCACCCAGCCCGCGCGATTGCAACTCCGAAAGCGTTTCGGCGTCAAGCTGATTGTTGTCGTAATAGTCGGCGCATTGGTCGGCCTCGCGTCGCCAGGCGGGCTGGTGGCGGATTTCGTCCAGCCAGCGCTCCAGCCGCGCCACGGACAGCGCCTGCGGGTCATGGGGCGCTTTGTCGTCGCTGCGGCGGAGGGTGTCCGTGGCCGGGCCGTCCAGTAGGTCAAGGGCATTGATGGCCGTATCGGTCATGCTTACCACCAGCGTATCCAGTGCAGATTGCCCGCCAGATAACCCAAAGCAAACATTCCGGCAACGACGATGCCCGCCCACAGCAGTTTGCGGATGCAGGTAGTTTCTTCCAGCAATTCCATAACAATCCTCAGAGACGTATAATCGGGTTGCTTCACTTCACATTGCTCCTATGCACAGGATAGGTGTCAATAAAAAAGCCCCGCCGGTTGCTGCCAGCGGGGCTTTTGCTTTTGGGGTGTGCGTGGTCAAACGCGCCAGCTCTCGCGGTAGCGTTTGTGATGAAAATCTGCCGTCACGGCACGGGTGCGGGCAAAACGCAGGCTCATCATGGCGTAGCGCGTGGCGTCCATCACGTCGTCGCGCTCTTTGACGATGACGCCGGATTCGTTGCGGTGGTACTCGCGGTACTCCTGCCACCATCGCTCCAGATGTTCAAACACCTTGAACTGGCCCTTTTGCATGCGGTTGGCAATCATCTGAATGCCCGCCTCAACGCCAATGGAGCCGTCCTCGAACTGTGCCCGCTCCATCAACATGTTCACGCCCTCGGAACGATAGGTATCGCGCAACGGCAGGCCGGTGTCTTTCTGCGCCTGCATGGCATCGTGCGGCCATGCGACAGGTATCCAGTCCCCGCGCGACTTGATGGCCGAAGCGTGGACGGCAGGCACCACCTCCGACTGCGCGTACACGTCGTACACATACACGCTATCGGTATCCCTGTCGTGCGCCAGCCATACGCAGGCAGTCGGGTGGGTCCAGCCCAAATCCATCCCGCAAATGTGAAGCGGCGCGCGATATTTTCGACGTAAAAAGCGCGATATTTGCTTTGTGATTTTGTTGCAGCCTGTGCAAAGGAATTA